CGATCAACACCTGGGATCAGGACGAAAAGCCCTGGTCCGTTGGAGTTGGAGGTCTTCGATCTCCAGCCAGCTCCCATGATTGGAAGCTGAACCACCGTATTAAAACGGTGATTTCCACCCGAGCTTGATGCTGACGTGCTCGGGGCGTCCAGAACGCTCCAAGTGCTCTTTATCAACGTTCGCATCGCTGATTGCAAGGCCACCATTATCGACGCGCGGCAAAAGCCGCTCATTGAAGAGGTGACCAGGCAAGAGGCACTTAAGCAAGGCACCCGTTCCATCGAGTTTATCGATTGGAGAACGGGACTTCACGTAGTAGCCCTTAGTTAGAGGGCTGTGAAGCGTGGGGTGAAGGCGCTGGGTTTCATAACCCAGCACAGACTCCCTGCCAAGCAGCGGTGATGAAGGGGCGACATTCGGGTAAACCTTCAAGAGGTTCCCGAGGTAGCCGTCCATCCACCTTGCTGTCTGCCAGAGGCCGGCCCAATAGAGCCGATTCCTCAAGCTAGATGCAGCAATTATTCCGCTTGCATCCTGCCGTCGTGTTGGGAGGACTTCTCTGACCTTGACAATGCTAACGTCTTGGCCATCGTAGTACTCTTTTCCGCAAGACTCCCTGAACCTTCCGGTCCAGAAAGACTTGCTAGTGTTAACTCGAAAGCCGAAAAGCTCGAGCTCACTAACGACGGATAGCACATAGTCACAGGGGACAACAATATCGTCCCCGTAGACACGCACCTGCTCCCGCAGCGAATGAATCACCTTGGGAGTAAGTGGGGAGCTTAGCTCGCGCTCTATCCCCAAGAGGCAAACGGTCAAAAAGACCATAGCCTCGAAAGGAAAGCACAGAGCTGAACCCATAGACGCGAACTTGGCCAAACGGATTACTCCGTGACCAGGTACATCAGCCTTCCGGGAACGACATGCGTCGACCGCCCATAGCAATTCTGGGTAGTCTTCAAGCATCGCCCGTACGTGCTGATTGGAGACACGATCGGAAGCCTCGCTCAGATCGAGCGTTGCGAGTTCCCCGCTAAGGGAACCCAAACGGGCCATTTCCTGATTAGGGATCTGGTCGTTGAATCCGATAACGCGACGGAGGAAACTATCCTCCTGAATCGCATTCAAGAGAGACCGCAGAAGACCTTGCTGCACATATTGCATGGCAGTAGGTTCGATCGCGATAAT